TCCAACGGCCAGTATATCCCACTATCCTATTTTGATAATAAAATGGGATTATAATACGTTTATTCATTCTGGCAGGTTGTTTGCTAGTACTATACATAAACCTACTGTCAGAAGCATCATATCCCCGACTGTGCAAATACTGAGCCGCCTCTATAAAGTTGGCATCAGGGTGAGTCTGTTCACTAAATGTCTGTGTTTCAGGAGGAAGTTCCATGTCTGGCCAATCAATAACAACTGGTTCGTCTCGGCGCCGCTGTTTCATCAGAACTGCTGCCATTTCATCTTCTTGCATTAGCTCAAGCTGTAAACGTTGCACATCGCTTTCGTCTGCGCCAAGTTGCATCATGAGTTTTTTAAGACGATGGCTTAGTCGCTTGCCAGGGCTCCAACCTGTGGCATATCCACAGTTAAAGCAATTGTATTGGAATTTTTCATCTTCAAATCTAAATCCACCCCTGCCTTTGGTATCAGGGCGGCTTTCACCATTAATAATACATACAGGGCAGTTGCCTGATGTCCAACCGCTTGGATTAGGTCGCCAGTTGCCAGGAATCAGAGTTCTAATGTAGTCTGTAATTAAAGCCATACACTTATATTACAGTCTAATTTGCAATTTGTCAACTGTTCCGTTGCCGGTCAGTTCCCATTTTCCTCTGAAGAACATAATGTTGGATTGGAAGTTGAATGCTTCTATTCCTGTTTCATCATTAAACATGTGATAGAAGTTTTGGATACCTAGTTCAATGTCAAACCAGTCACCATCTTGTGGTTCTATAGCAGTTGTACCCTGTAAGAAAAATTTACCGCTATATCCAGAAACATAAACTGCCAGTGTGACAAGTCCATTTGATTTGCCGTAATAGGTGGGACCATACATAACACTACCATATGTATAATCTTGATCTGGTAACCAAGTTTCGTTTATTTGTGTTTTTAATGGTATCTGTTGTGCATCATGACTAATTTCAACTGCCAAGTTAGGACGCATATTTAAATCAGTATATAGTGGAAGAACTAATCCTCTGTCATTTGTATATGTTAGCACAAGGTCACAAACTTGTTTGTCTAATCCATTAATGTCGCTAGCTCGTAATACTAAACGACAAAAACCAGCGACTGGATCCAAAATATCAAGTCTACGCCTAATAATTGCACCGCCAGTTTCTCTATTAACTAATGTGGCATTTAGTTCCATTCCAGATAACATAATAGGCTTTCTGTCTTGGTTTTTTACATAGAATAATAATTCAGAATCAAGTCCACGAAAAATCTTAGCTTTTCTATAATTTACCGGCGCATTAATAGTTGTACCTCTACTGCCACCATACTGTGACTGCCCAGTAGCAATACCGCTGTCTCCCAGTGCGTACAAATCGCCTGATTGATTAATGCTGTAGCTTGTTGAATAATTACTCATATGTGATACCTCTGCATGTATTTATGCAAATCAGTTGAAATCGTGATTGTATAAATAAAAGTATAATGATAGCGAAGTACCAAGAATTATTAAATGAATATCCGTTTTTAACGGTGATAAACTATTCTGGCAAAGAATATTTGGGTATAATTCAAAATATTGATACCCAAATTGCCAGTATGTATGTTTATGACAAAATTATAGAGATAGATCAAAAGCAAAAGTTTCTTGAACTTGGAGAAGAATGGTGGTGGGAAACAAATAGAAAATTACCTATCAATATTGCATTACTTAATAGATGGTATTTTCAATACTGCGTACAGAGTTTTAATGTTAAGCAAATGGAAATAGTATCCGGCCCTGGAGTAAAGTTAAGTGACAGTATCACTAAACGTATCAAACGCAGAAGTATTAATCTAGTTAAAAAAAGTTAATCTGGGTATGCTAACAGGTTCATTTGTAAGATAATTGCTTGTGCATATGCATATGCGTGTGCCTTTTTGAAGAAATATTGATTGTCTGTTGGACGTTGCCAAACAGAAGTTTCAATCGTATTCCAATCTTTTCCAATTAGATGTCTTTTTGCTGGACGAATAATAGCCAAAACCATTGCCAATTGCGGTAACGACTTTGGTTGCATCTTCTTGACAATTTCAAAGTGATTGTGTATGTGAAACAATTGTGAAACAATGTCTTGATGTTCTAATAATTCCCACACTGGATCCTTTGACAATACCCTATCCATATGTTCTTGATTATCAATTTTATCGTAAATATTTACATTTAGGATATCAATTTTAAAGTAACCAATCTCTTCTGCTTGCTTATAGTCTAGTGTGCATAGTCCTGTTATTGGATTACTTGGGACTTCATGGAAATAGACGCCAGTATTGTGTTTTTTAAATTTGTCATCGTTTTTAATACTGGCAGGTGTATTTTTAATTAAACGCAATAACTTATCACGATTAGCAATGTCAATATCAATATCAGTATTAACGATCATAGCTGTGCCTCTTTCATTACACTTTCTACCCAAACAAAATCTTCTACTTTGCGTTTGATCCTTATGCTCCAAAAATGTGGATCAACATATTCGCTTATAATTCTAATCTGTTCATCATTCATTCTATTAAGCAACTCTTGCGCACCCTTGCTTGCATACAACACCCAAGGACTGATTTTTCCACTACATATATGAACCACTGCAATATTTGTGTTTATCATAGTAAAATAATTATCATAATTTGTATTGTTTTCGCTCGCCCACTCATTTAAAAATAGTACAGTTCTTTCCACTGCACGACTTACACTCTCATTCTTTAGTCTATCTTTAATATAATTATTAAATACCGTGTCACTTGCCCACTTATCCAAACGTGTCTGATTTCTAATCAACCATGTAGTATAGTTTTCTACATTATCAATTTTTAAATCTATACAGTATGTTGCAAATTTAATAAATGCAGTGTAGTAATGACTGTCAGCAAAATCTTCATATGTTTTTTCTTTTTTACTGTTTGTTCCAACTTTGTAAAATAATTGATATGTTCTAAATCCAAGCTGAGCATCTTTGTTATCGCGAACCATATGTCTGCGTTTCTTTTCACAGACATGCACTGCTAACGTGCTTTCCTTTTTAAAACTTTTTTTACAAAATCCACATTTAAAGGTCATTTAAGTAGCTTCTTAATTTCTTTTTTATCAATGCCGTGTTGTTCTAAGAGTTCAGTTAGTTCATCCTTGTCATGCATATTAATCATGATGTCTAATTCATCATCATTCAGATGACGATAAATCTTTTGGAATGTTTGATGTAACTTATTACTTGTGCCTTTTTTTCCCGGTGCAATCCAAGGATGGTACATACTTATACCCAAGCCGATTGCCTGCATGAGCTGTATTTGTAATTGAGGATGATGGCTCAGTGAATTAAAGTGAGTGTTTACTAGCTCATTAGTCCACTCAAGATAGTGTTCTTCAAATTGCTTGTTGTTATTTTTGCAGGCACTAGTATATCGCATAAGGATCCACGGTCCTACCTTTTTGCGTTCTTCATCAGTCAATCGGTTCCACCATCCTCGATCTTTGGTGTCAATTGCTAACATTTCATTTTTAATACTAATGTTTGACATTAAAATAATTCACTGATATCTAATACTTCTGGAATCTTGTTTGCTTCTTTAATAAACAATGCACATACTGGGTTTTCTTTATCTTCTAGTGGTACTACCAAAATATGACCAAACTTGAGCTTGGGTGCATACCATTTAACATCAGTATATATGTTAGATATACTCAAGTCAAGATATGATGGCATAAATCCAGTAAGAGGGTTAAATGCAAACGCATGAAATCCGCGATCATTTAAACTCATCAAGCTCATTACTTCTGGTTCGCCAACCATTGGATCACATACAACAACACTCCAGTCTAATGGAATATTAACTGTGTGTTTTCCTATCCTGAGCACTGCCGCTGGTGAATAAAAGCTCTCCATAAACACCAAAGGGTAAAAATAATAATCTACATTCTTTGGGTTACTATAATCTAATACACTATATCGTATATCTTCCACTGTGTCAGGGATTTCGTCTAACTCATATGGCTTATTTTCAACTGTTAAAATTTTCATCTGTAATCTACCTTTTCTATGCTGAAAGGATAATTAGCTTCCTTATAAAACTTCTTTCTTTCAGCTAAATGTTTTTTGCTGTACTTTGCTGTACTAGCCATATCCCATATCTCCACATGGTCCTTGTCACTTGCTTTCCGAACACCACGCCCAATACTTTGGATAACCCTTACAAAGGATTTTCCAGGCTCCAATAGAACCATATTAAAAATACGAGGAATGTTAATACCCACGGAAGCCACACCATAGGTTGCCACAAGAATGTGATTAGTTCCTTCATTAATGTCATCATATTGGTCTTTTCTGTCATTGGTTTTCATTGCTCCATTAACAAATGACGAGCCTTCTATATTTTCAACTAATAGCTCACCTGCTTTAATTCTATCTACTAATACCAGAGTATTTCCTGTTTCGCTGATACGTTTGATTAACTCTGCAATATATTCCATACGAGTTTTATCAGTAGTCAAATAACTCAGCTCTGCCTGATAATTCGTATACTCTGATATTTCCTTTAGTTGTACAATATTGACATGGCAATTACTCAACACACCCATATCCTGTAACTCACTTGCAGCTAGTTTATTAACGACTTCGCCCAAACATGCCTGTAGACTGATCTTTTCATGATCTGCTTTTGGAATTGTGCCTGTTAATCCCCATCGTAACGGAACCCGTGCCATATCTTTAGTAAGCATTTCCTTGAGAACATCTGCCTTGGCTTGGTGGACTTCGTCTACAATAACACAAACCACATCTTCGATAAAGTCCTGTAGACTAAAATCAGTCTTGCCATCACGGAATTGCTTCTTGATGCTATTTAAACTTTGCCATGTACAAATTGTGTGAGTTTTTCCAATGTCTTTTTTATCACCATAATATACGCCCACATCCAAACCCAAGTTGATATAATCAGCTTCTGTCTGCTTAACAAGATCCTTGTTGGGAACAATTACAATACTGCGTCCATATTGTTCTACACAATTACTCAGTGCGGCTGTAATAAGTGTCTTACCTGCACCTGTTGCAATCTCTTGCAAGCAATGCGGAGTTTCCAAGAACTTGTTTACAATCTCAATCTGATAATCACGAAGTGTAACTGGTTGTCCTGCTACTGGATGTTTTTCAGGCCATACTTTGTGTTGGAATGTAGTCTCATCAACAGCTGCTAATGGCAAGCTATGGTGTTCACGCATGTCTTCTATATCTGGCTGATAACCAGCTGCCATGATAATCGGTAACACTCTTTCTAGGAGGTTAACATACGTTACCCCACCAACAGTAAAATAATTAACACAGCCATCCCATCTGCCCAACTTATATGCTGGGAGATGGTAGGCATGCGGAAGGAAAAACTTGAGTTCTTTTTCACACTTCTTTCGTGTGTCAAGATCAAGTCCTTCAATCTTACAGTTAACTTCGTCTTTTAGGATAATTTTGCATTTCATAATAATAATATACTACATATAAGGACAGGTGTCAAGATTTACTTCTTTATATAGAGTAACAGACAATACAGACATATCATTGTTACTGCTATTGATGTTGCAAGTGATGGCCAAAATGTATAATTGACAATCATATAAGAAAATATAGGAAAGAATACCAGGCTAACTAGAACAAAATAGACAGTTTCTTTTGCCAATTGGGCAAATGTATTGGATTCAATTCCACCACCAAACTGCATAAAAACTAGACTAATAATAGTACCCAATGGTATTCCCAAAATAAGAGCGCCAATTGTGGGATTACCTTTTTGTGCCGCCGAGACGACACTGGCGACAATAATGCCGCCAATGATTGCTTTTATTAAAAATTCCAAATTATGACCTTCGCATGCATGTTACTTCAGCAGTTCGCATCCACTTACTGCCCATGCTCTTTTTTAAGTCCGCAAGTTTAGTGACCATACGCAAGCTGATCTCACGCATCTTTTCTTTGTTCTCGATCATAAAGTCCATAAGAGAGGCTTCCTCCTCCTTGGTAAAATCATACTCATTAAGCATGCCGTCATTTACAATTTGTTTACAACGCAAAACTTTTTCACGAGTGGTATCCATTGTAAGATCCAAATAGTGACAGCGTGACATGATAGCGTCCAAGTGATCTTTAATCTTACCACGTACCTTGTCAAACTTGAGGTTAGTAATAAAAATAACACTGCCTTTGAACTCAAATGTGTCAGGTATACCTTCACGGCGCAGCAATGCACTGTCAGTGTTCCAGCTAATGTTACGCTTCTTGCTGCTGTCCAGTGCCGCTTTGAGCAGGTTAAGGCTTGTTTCGTCATACAATACAGTATCACAGTCATCTAACACCAGTACGTTATTACGATCTGCGTTTTGGAATAGTACCTTATACAAACCAATAGCAGAGCTGGCGCCTTTGATTACATCAAAGCGAAGTTTGTTGCCTGCTAGTTTATCAAACAAGCTGTTTTTTTCTAGTACAGCCTCAACGCCAAAGCTCTTGCCTACGCCTGGAGGTCCTGTTACAACCATGCCACGCACAACGCCGTCAATTGATGCCTGTGTCATATCATCTAAGATACTAAAACGTTCACGCATACGCTCAACAATTTGCTCATCTGTTTCGTTTGGGTTGTCAACTGCGTCATTTACTACTTCTACAATTTTAGTAGCTTTTTTAACACGAGTTTTTTTAAGTTGCATTGCAGTAGCCATGTTGTCCTCCTAGACATTTCTTTAACTTACCTATACACTCTACAGTAAGACACAATACTAGTCAAGCGAAAAGCGAACAATAAAATCGTTCGCTTTCAATAGGTTAGTATTTTATTTGAAGACACCTTCAGATTTATCAAGAGCCAAAAGTAACTTCTTCCACATTTCATGCGTCATTGCTACATAGTCATAGTCATCCATGTTTTCATTCCACTGGCGCAGAACAACATTATTGTCACTAATAACCAAATGCACATCATCTAAACTGCCACTATCATCTAAAACGGTAGTAACACTTGCTTCCGGAAAAAATTCATTAGTGAACATTAAAACACCGTTAGGTTAAGAATTCCATAGATATTGATAAATGTAAAGTATACACTCAGCAATGCAATCCAGGCAGCATTTCGTCTAATACCTGCGTATGCAGTAAACAAGCTACTGGCAAGATAAAAGGGATAGATCCAAATTAGTGGGGGATTGTCAGCAGTAAAACTCAGCCACCCACTTGCAACAATCGCTGTTAGAGTGCCCATCAGCTCTGCATAAAATGCCCTTGGGTCTGAAGTATAACTACTTTTAAAAAACGTCTTGATATTATTAATCACTCAACAACTCCCATAATTTTAACACGGTTCATCATAGTTTCCTTTGCATTGGAATATTTGCTATTCTCGTGCTTATTAACCGTGCCGCGGATTTTAATTTTTTTACCTTCGATCATATCGCTCAAATCAGGCTGATCTCGCCACCAAAACTTAATAATATCTTTACCTGCATATACACCAGTAATCATATAAACTGCACTGGTTTGAATGAATTTACAATCAAGGATTTCAACGTTAATGTCATACCTTTTTTTAATTTCACCCATATACTGACTACTATGCTTTAGCTGTGACATACGATCATTGACAGACTCACGCTTGCGATCAATTTCAATACTGTGTGGGAGACTAGCAATAATGCTAACACCAAAATTATTGGCGTCTTCCATATCAGAAAATATCTTTATGATGTTATTATCAAAACTAGATAGATTCCCTGTCATTTTTTTAAGCATTAGCTTGCCGTTCAAATCATCAATTATCTTTTGAGCGGCGGCATAATTTTCCAAAGTAAACGAATGATTGTCTTCTAATAGGTTAATAATAGAAGTTTTATTATCATTGATAACTACCCCGTTCTCATTTTCATCTGTTGCTGGTTGGATATATCCCATGCCGCTACGGATAAATCCTTGTCGATTATGAACTTCAACAGAAGCTGCCATTACATCAAGTACTGGACGTTGAATACGTTTCATGTTACTACTTCCTTATTTGAGGTACTGTGGACCAGTCCATCCTACGGTATAATGATCAGCGAGTATGTTTCCACGTGCTGCGTTGCGTGTTGGAGTGTTAAAGCCGGCTGCTTTCAATATATCACCCTTATAGAACTTTTTATCATTTTCAGATTTAACAATAAAACCCCAAACTGAACTCTTAGTGATAATTTTAATATATTTAATGCCTTCTTTAACTTCGATACGATCATTAAATTCATCAATCATTTTTTGGGTATGCGCTTCAACTTTGCGAGTACCATTTCGTGTCATAAACTTAGCATAGTCTGCTTTAATTGTTTCAATCAACATATTGATTTCATTTTGCATATCGTGTACTCCAGCTTTGTTTAACTTACTCATATAATATAGCAGTAAGACATCTTGATGTCAAGAAGAAAGCGAACAATAAAATCGTTCGCTTTCAATAGGTTATAATTTTTATTAAAAATAATTACAAAGAAATATCTTCAAGTCCAGCCGCACGTAGTTTAACAATGTTATTAATTTGAAACTGTTTTGCCTCAAGTGCTTTAATCACACCGATAAATCTATTTCGCACTAAGCTGAAATCGTTGATGAGGTATTGTAAGTTAACTACTTCCTCTTCCCCATCAACGAATTTTTCAGCATCTCGACTAGACAGAGCCCTATTGTAGGATTCTAAAAACTTGCGAAAGATCTTACTGCGAGTCCTACGCATTTCTGTATTTAGAAATTCCAGTATCGCTTCGACTTCCTGAAGCTGATTGAAACGGTGCTCGACAATACCCGGCATGTCACGGCTCTGTTTTTCGAGATTACCTTTCATTCCACATTCATATCTAGCTGAGTCAATTTCACGCTCAAAGTGAGAAATTGCACTAACAATCTCAGCCATATTTGCAGTAACTTTACGATACCAAATGCTCATTTTTTACCAATCTAACTCTTCGTCATCTTCATTGGCGTCTTCAAAAACATCAACATCTTCTTCTTCCATTTCGAGATATGCATCAACTGCGTCACTTAAAAACTGGCAATGCTCTGCTAATTCTGCAACATTGTCTTTAATTTCAAATCCGTGGTCAACCAAATGGCCGACCACTTCTTCTGCGAAAGAATCTTTATCTTTGTTTGATATGATTAACGAAGTCGCACTATCATACATTTGGAATACAAATTCCAGATCTGAATCACTCAATACCATCGGCTGTCTCCTCGATATAAGGAGTTTCCTCCGTTGTGATATCCAATGTATCTTCTTCTGCAATTACTTCAATAGCATCAACAACCTCATCGTCATATTCGGTCATAATGAGATCTAATGCACCATCCTTGTTAGCATTCCAAGGCTTACGGAACATCTTGATTACTTCACCAGTTACATGGCTAGTATATTCCAAACTATTGCCGCTTTTCTTGAGAATATCTTTTGCTTCCAAAAACTCTACAAGACCACTATATGGGCTCATACCTGTTTCATAAGGAATTTCAACTTGGACGCTTTCAAAAGGTTTTGCATAACGTGTTTTCATAACCTTACATGCTGCACGAATACCATGCACTTGCGAAGTTTTATTGCCGTCTGCATCTGTTTTCAATTTCAATTTACGCATCGCAACAACAATGCTTGATGCATAGATGAAACCTTGACCACCTGAAATCTTATCATCTGGGTCAAACATATCTTGTGATGCGTATGTGTGGTTAGTTGCCATTAAGCCTACGTTGTATTCGCCAAACATATTAACTGTGTTGCGAACAAGTGATGTTAGTGCCTTGGGCTTACGACCCAGATCACCTTTCATATCACCAGCTTCAAACTGTTTAACATCTGTCGGCGTGAGCATCATGCCCAATGAGTCAACTACAAACAATACTTTAGGGCGCTCGTCCTTTTCCTTATCTGCAAACTCTTTCTTATAGTCTGTCATAAAATCACTAATAACTTTAGCAACATCATCGATCATAGCCAAGTTGAGTTTTAGTAGTTTTTCTGGAGACGTGTCTACGTCTAGAGCATGTAGCCAGCTTTCATCAAGTGCATTTTCTGTATCAATTAGTACAACAAAAATTCCTTGATCCTGTGCTTGTTTAACAATATTACCTGAAGCAATATATGATTTACCTGCGCCGGATTCTCCAGCTAGTACTGATACTTTACCAAGTGGAATACCTTTGTTGAAGTCTCCACTGATTAGTTTGTTTAGGGTATAATTACCCGTGCTGATCCATGTATCTGGATCATTAAACCCGACACTAAGTCCAGGTACCGCCTTAGTAATACTCTTGCGGAATTTACTTACATCAAATGGTCGTGCCATATGTATCTCCTAAATTAATATCGGAGGCGACTCATTGTCGCCTCCATAATGTGTTGGATTTAGTCTTCTTTGCGTGACCGGATCATTGCAAGAATGTCTTGCGCACTTGCTTGTGGTGCCTCTGCTGCTGGTGCAGGTGCTGCTGGAGCGGGTGCAGGTGCTGCTTCTGCTACTGGAGCAGGTGCCGCTGGAGCGGGTGCAGGTGCTGCTTCTGCTACTGGAGCAGGTGCCGCTGGAGCGGGTGCATATGAGCGTGAGCCTGATGCTGGAGCATCTACGCCGTATGGACGATAGAACTCTGCAAAACGCTCAGGATCATATAGTTGACCATCTACACTTGCTTCAAACATTTCCATGATTGCATTAAGTGCGTTTTGGTCTGGCTTCTTTGGAAGGAAGTCATTGAGATTAAACAAGCCATGTGTTGCAATTGCATCACGTTCTGCTTGATCTAGACCACGTTCGCGGCGAGCCCAGTTAGATGTTCCGTAATCTGCATACTGACCTTTTTTACCTTTGGTAACTTTAAAGTCTGTGCCCAACTCATAGTCAGTTGGAAGTTCTTGGAACTCTGGATCCATAAGAGCCGAACTGATAATTTTATAAATTTGAGGAGAGATTACAAAACGTCGAATTGAATTCTCAGGAACATTGTCTTCTGCCATATCACTTTGTGTTACAAAGCCTTGGAAGATATATGAACGTTTTTTCCAATACTTTCGAGCCATGTCTTCCATTGAAGGATCTTTAAACCATGGACGAATTTCTGCGTGTACCGGACAGCTCTGTCCTTCCCACATTTCTACACAGGGTACCTGTACAGTTACTGGTTTATTCTCGTCGCCGCCTTTGACGCCGGAAAACTCCATGCGAATCATTTGACGCTCTTTCCAAAAGAACGTATTCATTTCATCTGCATCTGGGAGGAAACGCAATGTTGCGCTAGTGTTTTCTGGAATGTTCCAGTGTGCGAAAATAGCGTTGTCTCCGCCGCCTGTTGTTCGCTTGTTATTTTGTGAATTATCTTGTGCGAGCAATTTTGCTCTGATTTCTGCTAGTGACATAATGTTTTTCCTTTATTAGCCTATATTAGTAGCGAAGAACTATTCTTCACTTTGTGTGTTGTAGTCTATTGACTACTTGCCTTTGTTTGCCTATACAGTATAGTACTTTGAGTGCTTACTGTCAAGCACTTTTTGCAAAATAATTATCCAACCATTTTGCGTAGTGTAAGCATAACACCTTCATCAAGTGCAATGCTTTCAACTGGTTCTGAAACACGGTTGGCTGTTTTGTTTAAATACATAGCCATCTGTGCAACTAAGTTTAATGTTTTTGGTGACATCTCTGTAACCAATTCACTTAGTCTTAGCAAGTGATTTGCACCTGCGTCATTTTTAGCATTTGTTCCTAGGAAAGTAAGCATGGAGGCCAGCTTTGCTGACGAACCATGTTGTCCACCAAATTTATTTGGATCCTGATGATCAGGATGGTCTGGATCATTTGCATCAAACGAAATACCAAAGTCTTGCTTGTCTTTAATCATATCGTATAGTGCAGAAATGGTTTCTTTCTCCATGCTATCTTTAAATGCTGCTTCGCCTACAATCTTATTGACACGAGTCATTGCTTTTTCCAAATCTTCAGTTGTAATAGTATTGTATAGGAATTTTTCTGAAATGTTAACACCTTTGTCTTCTTCTGTCACTTCTTGTGCTTGGAAGTTGTTATAACCTTTAAGTGTTGTGAGACTATTGATTGTTTCTTTTAGTCGGGCCATGTGGCCACGTACTGTTTCTACAATCTCGGTATTATTCTCATTTACCAATTTGTTTGATCTAACATGTCTTACAAACTTGTTTAAATCTGCGATCTCTTCACATAATGATAAAATACTTACACCTTTATCATCATAAGGAGTACCGCCTTCGTTGACGTGCATCGCCATCGCTTTTGCTCCTGCCATGTATTTGTATGGGAAGCTAAATCTTTCACCTTGGGAGTTTTCAATGAATAAGCTGTGTATGTTACGGCTACGTGATCCACGTACTTCTTCGTTAACACCTTTTGTGTGCTTAATGATTAGTTTGGCTTTTTGCATTGGCATATAGCTCGTTTTTACGCCGCCAAAGGCTTTGCCAAATGCTGCTGATTCTGTTACACTTTGATGTGCAAAATCTTTTGGGGTTATTGTTTTATCAAACTTTTTCACTGTAAATTCACCTAGGTTCTTGTGGGCTATGTTTTTAATAATAGATATTAATTTTTTATTTGCTACGACGTCGAAATCATGTCCCGCCTGAACTAAAACTTCTGCTTTTGTATCATTGAAACGTATACTTACCATTAAGTCAGCGTCTGACGAATAGAAGCGTGTAGCTTCTACCGGATCAGTTGTTTTACTTCCATCATTCTTATATAGCAATAGGCTGTAATTTGCGCCTTTTAATACATTGAATATTTCTGAACTTAAATCTTCGTTTTCCACATTGATGCCCTCTTGTTATATGTATTTATGCAAATAGGCTTATAAAAAGCTCATTGGCATTGGCTCGTCATAATCGTCATCATCATCTGTTCCTAGATATTCAAATGCTGCATCTTCATACCTAGTCACTTCCTGTGCCATGCGTACAATTAATACTAATGACATAACTAGATCATCAGTTTCACCTTCTTTAGCACTAAAACTATTACCACGGGCAATAAATGTTTTTAATTCTCTTAATAGAGGTGCGCTGGCTATCTCAATTTTATCTGTCTCAACCCAATGCTTTAATTTAGCACATGCTGATAGCTTTGTTTTGTGTGTTGTAGTGAACCCACGTCTGAGCTTTGTACTGTTGCCACGTTTTTTTGGTTCAGTTAAAAATGTTCCTGGTATATTTTCTTCGCCAATACCTTCAACCGTGACAAGTGCCGCTTCGCCAAGGGTGTTGTTTTCTATACTATAGTATATTTCACTCTTTCCTTTACTTTCTGTTTCAATATATTTGCATAATGTCTGCAATATTTTAACCTGCTGTTGTATTGGGGTTTTATTATGCATCCACTCTGCCACTTGTAGCATGCCAGGAAGTTCGTATACTTGTATAGCTGCATTGTCGCCTCCTGTTCCTAAGCTAGGATCTAATGACAGCAAATACAGTGCGCCAGGTTTAACTGGCTTGTACCAACGTACCTGTCCTTGTTTAGCCCATGGATCTTTTGATTCCATCATGGTTAACTTTAAACCACTAATTAAAGTTTCATCAAAGGCAATAAATTCATTTAGGTGTTCGCGGCGGAAACGTTCTTCACCAATTTTAGCTTCTTCCTCATCTGCCCATTCTTGATCTCTATCTGGATGTTCTTTCCAATCAGCGTTATAGCTCTTGAACCCATTCTTACCTGTTGCTTTTTTGTTGCCATACTCGTCAATTGTATTGCATGCTTCACGCCAAATTTGTGCAAACTGATCATCGTCCTGGTTGGGTGTACTGGTAATAATACATTTACCGCCAGTACTTAGGGTAGGAGATAGTGCTGTCCAGAATTCACGGGCAATGCTGGGACGCACAAATGCAAATTCGTCCAAGTATGCTAACGATATACTCAAACCACGTCCGGTGTTATCTGTTGTTGCCTGTGCAATGATTCGGCTACCATTGTCAAACTCTATACTACCTTTGTTGTAGCTAGTAACACCAGCTCGGATAAAGTTAGGCAATAATTCATAGCTGAAACGAATACGTGTCATAATCTCTTGTGCACCACTATATTTGTGAGCTGCAATAAGGATGGTTTGGTCAGGCATAAACATACTGTACCACAGTAAATACGCACCAGCTGCTGTTGACTTGCCCATTTGACGACTAATCAATGCAATACTATACCTATAATCATGATATGATCGTATTAGCTCTTTTTGGTACCCAAAAAGTTTAAATTTCATACGTCCCTTTGTTGGATGTTGTATCCAGCAATATTCTTCAATAAAATACAAAGGGTCATCCATGCATTTAGCAAGTTCTAATATCTGCTCTTGGGTGTATGTTTCTTTTATATAAGGGGTTTTAGTTAATTTAGTATCTACACTCATCTTGCTCTTTCCAGATTAAAAATAATACTGTATCTAGGTGTTTTATCACCGCCTAGATATGTTACTCCATGAGTAGTTGGCTCATAACCATTTTCAGTTGCGTAATCTCCCCATCCCCACAGGGTATAATTATTTGAGAGTTCATTGCCTGTAATCATGTGGTTATTTTTCATATAATAATATGCACGACTACTTTCTCCCAAATGCAAACTTCCATAATTTTCATCTTCGTGGTCGTTGCCAAAACGTACAAAATTCCAAAACATATAGCTATGGTAATCTACATTTTTTGGTATGTCATATTTTACAATCATTAATGTTGTTTGAGTTGCATTGTTAAACAATTTTCCTTTTTGTTTAAGATCGCCTAAAAACGTGTCTCTTATATTATAAAAATATTCCAGTGCTGGAATTTCGGTTGTATTAGCCCACTCTGGTATATATAATTTATCCCTAGTAACTATATCGTTTATGGTTGAACCTCGATCGTCTGGTTGTTTTTCTGGTGGTAAATTTGCTCCAGGTTGGTGCCAATCATGTAATCCTGCCATACAGTCTTTATCCCAGGCTATACACTTGTTAGTATACTTATATGTCCAAACCCTGCGAGGTGTTTTATCGTCTGCAACAAAAGTTAAATCAAAAAGGTCCTTCTTTCCTTCTAATTGATTAAAAAGTTCATTACACTTTTCCCATCTGTCGTTGAACTGACCTAATCTAGGTTCTTTTTTAATCTCAATCATCGACCAAATGCCCATTCACGTTCACGACACCACCAACATTCACCACAAGTTGTGGTCATCCAAACTGGACTGTCTCGATTGTGTCTGGCTTCCTGTTCACAACTTCTAGTGTAGGGAAATAATAACTTCATCATTCCCAATTGGCTGTACAGATGTGCTACCATTCTTTTATCAACATACATCAAAGGTAGATATCTCCAATTATTGATCCGGTCCTTTAATATAAATCTATCATGACCAGGATCACGTGCTGTATATCTGCCCTCAAGCAAATGTTTCTCTGATAGTGGAGGATTTTGCGTAGTCCCGTGAATAAAGAAGTTTGCAGTTCCTTCATTAGCCATCTCAACTTCAACAATGTTTAAATCAGAACGTCTTTGGTCATCTGAAAAGTAAGTATAGTGACTTTTAATTATATTCGTTCTAGTAAGTTGCAGCAATCTATCAACTACACTAGAACCATACTTGGCATTATACCAGCCTTTGGGTTGGTTAGCACAAGTAATAAAATGTATTTCTGCATCTGGTACATGCTGTTCGCAATATTTTATTGTCATATAACCAAGAATAGCACTATCAGCGCCGCCGCTGAGGTTTACGCATATTTTATTAATATCATCAGGTATATGAAAGGACATTTCCTGTCCATGCGGATCAACATAATGGTTTACTGGATTTTTCATAAATGTATTTATAACAGAGAACAACGTAGTTTTAATTAACTACGTTGTTCTGGGGGGCCGTTCTACTCAGTAACTGAGTAGAGCGTTACTTATTTTTCTTAGATTCGTATAGTGATTTCATATTTTCTACAGTGTGTTCTGATACTTGCACTTTCATATCCTGT